AGAAAGAGTATTATCAAGAATAATAGGGCATACTATACAATAAAAACATATACTACCTAAGTTAAAATTCTTACAACTTTAATAAACTATAAGCATTGGGGACAAAAATTTTGTGATAATTTAGAAAATTCTAACATTAATATACTAATTAATTCTAAACAAAACACACATGCACATCTAAGCATAAAACACCCAATAATAACGAGTTATACATAACATACATGAAATAAAATACAATAAATAGCTGATAAACACTAAATAAGGGGCCTAAGCCCAAATTCTAAAACATATAGATATGGGCCCTAATGGCCAATCACTTTATAGTCGCGAGACTCTTGTTTTTCCACCCTTACGGGCCCCGGTCAGAACCGAGTTATTTTACATTTTACAAACAACAATAAAACATATAAGCCTAATGAACCTCCAGTCTAGACACGCAGCTTTACCTACGCCGGCTGGCTAAGTTCCTACAAAAGCACAATAAAATACAATTACAGATTCTTATCTACGGTTACATTAACAATAAATTCTCCAGCTCCACCATTGGCATTCAACACATAGTTGATTTCAGGTGTGCCAATACAGTACACATCAAAACCCACCCAGATGTCAGATCCCCACATTGGAGACGGACCAGTGGCACCAGCTAAAGGAATTTCAATCACATTATTAAAACCAGATATTGTAAAAATACCAAACATTGCAATATTCCCAGAAGAAGTACCAGTATTACTATAAGGAATACACTGAACCCTAATGGTTCCAACGTAATGACTTCCGACCACCCACGTGCCCGGAAGGGTTGTTTCACTAACTCCACCTGAGCTAGCAAACTGAAGGGTTCTAACTTCCATCGACATTTTGAAACAATAATAAACTATTCAAAATATTTTAAAAATTAACAAACAATGTTACTAAACATTGTCATACCAACAAATACAATCCCGTGAATCAATAACATCATGGCCACACCTATCAGCTTTTGCTTGGTTAAATTTTCCTCCACCAGGCAAAAGACATGAGGGTAGACGCCCCGGTGTTTGAAGATCCGCAAGCTTAGAACAACACTTATTCATGTGTAGTGCTATTTGGGCAGAAGAATTCAACCGCTTGTGACAAATGCCACAAGAGAACCACTGAGTTCTGTCTCGTGATCCAGTGCGCACGGCATGAACATTAGTTACATGCTGGTGGCCATGGATGTGAGTCTCGTACTGGGCGTAGCTGTTACACTTCACCCTGCATAGCTCACACTCGAACTCAGGTAATAAGGAGGTCTTGACCATTTTGTAATGTTCATGACCGCCACCATCAATTCTCCTGATAATTACACCATTCGTAAAGAGTTGTCGCAAAGCACCAACAAACTCAAACATGGTACAGTGTGTTCTATCTTGGACAAATGCCCATATGTCGTTCATTGACACATAGTCTTTTTCAACCTCCAACACAGCGCAGATCTTACCAACAATGTCCATTTTAAAAGAGCAATTTAAACAATCCCAAACTATCTTCAAAAATTTCTCTCTGTAAAATACCACGAGACCACAAGCTATCTAAAGCACAAATTAAATTAAACTTATCTTCTTCACACTGAACTTCAGCTAACTCAAAAAGATCCACAACAGAATAATATTCACGATCAAGCAATAAATCTACTATTAAAAATTCGTAATCACGAATTCGCATAAAACGCTCTTCAAGATCAAACATTATATTAAACAAAACTAAATCTTACTAATACTAAGAATACTTAGCGATACATTTTCGTGCCCACTCACTTGGACTTCTATCCATCTGTCCAAAAGAAACAATTTTTAGAAAACCATAAGCAACCCAAGAAAACCAACGTACCTCACATCTCCAAGTTTCGTCCACTTTTATTGCAGACGCCCGAGGCAATGAAGCAAATTGAGGTTTTTCCTGGATATGCATTTTACAATCGGGTACATCTAAACCTATACAATGTTTAGCAATAGAACTAAAATTACCAGAGAAAGTACAATTCTTTATATCTTGAAAAGCCTGTTGCGTAACATCGCAACCACATGCTTCAAGAACGAACTGATCTGACCAAATCTTAGTGCCACTTCCAAACTCCAATGATCTACATTTATTAAACTCCTCTAAAAATTGCACCAATGTTGGATCTGGATCCTGCTCAGGTGCGTAATACGTTTTGTTAACATGGGAAGTAGAAGGAAAAATGCACGCAATTGGGGTTGAAAAACAAGAAACAAAAGAAGTAACTGTCGTAAAAACTTGCGAAAAGAAAGAAGACGTGCCAAAGAAATACACATACGCCAAATATAAGCAATAAACCAACAAAGCAAGAAAAGCGACAGTCAACAAAAACTTCACAAATATAAGAAAACAGCGGAACCTACCAGTCCTACTAATATGCTTCGTATAAACTTTCATCTCATCAAGCAACGCCTCTTGCTTCTTCAACGCAATCATCTCTCCTATAGTTTGCTTCTCCACATCCATTCTTACACCAAAAACAACAATCAAAGCAGAAGAATAAAAATGCAAATACTATAACAAGCACAGAAAAAGCAGACAATATCAAAAGCGATGTTAATATAAAATCCAAAGACATAACGTTAACATTTAAACTCTATTAAGAAGCATTCTAATTGCTTCTTCAAGCTCAAGAATCCTAGCGACCATCGAACCATTATCCCCAAAAGCCGTAAAGGTCGAAGGAAAAGTATTATTATAACCAGTGACCGCCACACTAGACTGGTAATCACAAATAGTTGTCGCAGAAGACGGTCCAATTGCGAAAGAAAAATCATTCCAAATGTATATTGTAAGATAAGCGACAGAACCAAGAGCAGAACCAGCAGTTACATTAGCCTGACAGAAAATCGCAAGTCTAGAGGAAATACAGTTGCCCTGAGGTGATCCAGAAATTGTTCGCATAGTACTAGCATTATAAGGTTTCTCAGTGGCCACAAGAGGGCCTGCTGCAATACACTGTCCATTCGTGACAGTAAAAAGAGCATTATCTGTATCAGTACCCAACGCAGTCGCCAAAGTGCTCTCGTTGTCAGAGAGAAATGTCTTTGTACCAGTATTTCCAGGGTTAGCAGCAGATCCACTAAAAGATTGAATTATAAAAGAGTTACCAGGCGTAATTGTCGTCAAGCCAGCAAGCGCAGGGAGAAGAACAAACTCATGAAATTTGAGACTTGTTCCAGCAACAAAAATGTCTATTGATATAGATGAAGCATCATTATTGGACACAGCCATAGGCTGGAACAACATGACATAAAGCATCCCAGTCGGTTCGCCCATAATATGGTGTGGTCTCGTCGAAACGAAAGGTACATCCAGAGACCACTCCATCTCGTTAGCAGGGTTCATAAGAACCTTATGCCTATAAAAATAAGCCTGCGTAGGAGTAGGAGCGGGATCTGAAGCTGAGGCTCCAGGAATAAACACAGCAATAAGTTTAAGTTGTTGAAGAATAGTCTTGGTAAACACAAATCTAAAGGTCAAGTCACCCGTCCAAAATTTATACAATTTAGACATCCAAGTTACTCTCGATGGACTACTACCACTATAAAGCTGCGAAGGATCAATGGGTGTTGAATAAACAACAGTACCCACTGAAGTGGAAGGTGCAATTGAACCAGCATAAAGAACAGTCTCATGCTTAAGAACATCAACAACAGATGTCTGCACAGAGGGTTGTATTGAACCCTGTGTGATTGCGCCTCCAACTTTTTGGACATCCATCGCACCAGAAGAAATATTAAGGTCCACCCGATTATCATCGAGCGCCTTAGAGACACCTGGTCTCATCTCAATACCGTCAGCCATACTAACAAGCACTAAAATAAATTTCTAAAATAATTACAAATATTAATTGTAACAAACAAACGTTGTGAGATACAAACTATACTAATAGCAATACTCAAAATATTTAAACACAAAGACGTCTTCTCATTTCCATGAGAACAGTCCCCACAAAATTCTTTCCTCCAAAGGAAAGAAACGTCTCTGGCTTCAGCTCAGGGCTAATCCCTGAACCGAGCCGACTATCCTTGACCCAGTAGACAAGAACAGCTTCACAAGATGCTTTAAGAGCATCTCGTGCATGGGAATTACCCTCGAGAAAACTTTCCAAAATCCCTTGTACATGGTAAAGCAAGGTTTTCTCTTCCCAAACAAAACCACTCTTGCGCATCTTATCAATTGCCTGACGCGCCTTCAATTTATCCATGCAACAAAAGCGAGAAGGATTTGGGTCTTGTGCAGAGAGAGCCATCGCAAAACCAAAAGCAGCATCCCAACTTCCAAAATCAAAACCCTTATACACAACGTGTTTGATAAGCTCAGGAGAGTATTCATTCGTCCGACCTGGTCCAAAATAAATAAAAGGCTTTGAGACAAAAGCACGCAATCCAGAGGTGAACGGTCGTGAAACCTCAAGAAAAATGCTTTCCGTATCAATATAATCTAAAAACTCGCGTCCAGTCTTTGTCATCCTCATTTTGCCCAAGTACCACTGAAAATAGTCACGACCCCAAAGAGCAGCAGAACGAACACAAGTTCGGATCGTCGAAGTGTAGTCTGTCTTATCTGCACCTTTGTAGTACCACATTGGAATTTCTTCAATCAAACTCTTGGGCAACGGTCCAACAATCATCGACTCAGGTCCATCAAAAGGATTCTTAACAAAATAACGACTCAAAAATACAAGATCTTCAAACTTCGAAAATTTAGAAATTTCGCCCTTATCAGGTGCAGTTGCCTTGACACCACACGATTCCAAAATTGGTGGAATTGTATCTCCATTAAACCACTGAGCATTATCAGAAACAGTTCCAATGAAATCATCGCCATAAGCATGTATCACACAATTTTCCTTAAAATGTGATCGTGTCAACGGAGCACCTTCTGCAATTGCAAGTTTAACCCAAGAGTAAGAAAGAAGAATCCAATTTGCAATGGTATTATAAATTGTTGTCATCGTGCATCCAGAAGGATTACCTTGATGGTAATGAAACAAATCACCATCAATCAC